CGTTTAAATTCATAATATAATTTTTTACAAATATAATATTAATTAGTTGGATTTACCCAAGGTAAAGGTAAAACCACAATCGGTGGGTTAATTATGTTTTCTATTTGTTGGTCTAAACCTTTGTCGATTGCCGGAACGTCTAAACCTGCATCTAACCAACTACAAACTTGATTGTAAGTCAAATCAGGATAAGCTGTAAAGTCGGTTGAGCTTGGAGTTTCACAACCCATTGTGCCGTATGATGATACTACTATTTTATCTTGAGTTGCTATGCGGGACCAATGCACACAAACAACGACATCAGTTAATCCGTCATCTTTTGGCTTAGTGTCCATTTGGTTAATTACCCATTGATAAGTTGTTGCCATTTTTTTATTTATTTATAAGTGATTTTAATTCTTCTATTTGTGCTTGTTGTTCTTGAATAGCTTTTACTAAAACAGGGATTAAATCAGTATATCTAACTCCTTTTGTTCCTATTTTATCATCTTGCATATCAACTATTTGAGGAAATACTTTTTCTACATCTTGAGCTATAAGACCTAAATTTTCTTTATTATTTTCATCTGATTTCCAAGAAAATATAATAGGATTTAAAGTCAATAATTTATTTACTGCATTATCTATTGGTTTAATTATGTTTTTTAATCTGATATCCGAATTACCTGTCCAAGATGTAGCACCCCAAGTCATATAAACTCCTGATGAAAAACTACTACCATTATATCCGTAAACAATAAAGGCATTACCACTATTTTGTCCCATTGTCCAATAATAAGTTGAAGTTGCTCCTGTGTTATGTAGTACTAATTGTCCTGGACCACCACTTGCGCTATTTGTTACTTGTAATCCTGATGAAATTAAACTTGATTCACTTGTAGTTCCTATTAATACATTTCCCCCACTTGTAATACGCATTCTTTCGGTATTGTTTGTACCAAATTGAATAAATAAATTTCTTGGTTCCCATATAAAAGAGTTTCCACTATTTGAACCTATATATAATGCTCCTGTGCCATTTGCTTGAGTTTCAAAAATACCTCCTGTACCTCCATTTACCGATGTTGTTACATAAGAAGCTCCAAATGATGTTGGACTTGTTGTTCCTATACCTACATTACCTCCACTTGTAATGTTAAATACAGCGGTGCCTGATAATGGATTTGAGCTAGCTGCACTAGCTACATATAAACTTAACATTCCAAAAGCAACATAGTTTGAAGTTATAGCCCATGCTCTTCTGCCTGTATTACTTGAAAATCCATCATCGTCTCTCAACCAAAATGCTTGTTGCCCCCCTACTGCAATATTACCATTGGTTGTAAGTGTTTGTGTTGGACTTGTTGTTCCTATACCTACATTCCCGCCATTAGTAAATGTTACTAAATCTACACTATCAGCAGCATTTGTAATTCTTAAACTATTTGAGTTTGTTCCAATTTTAATATAACTATTTGGAGCACCGCTTGAATATCTTCCTATTTCTAATTTAGCACTATTATCATCTAATATTGAAATACCGCCTGCCACTGATAATTTTCCATAAGTTCCCGTTGGACTTGTTGTTCCTATACCTACATTCCCCCCACTTGTAATACGTACTTTTTCTGTACTGTTTGTACTAATTGCAAAATGGTCATTAGTAAGTGTACCAACATATCCTATACCATTAAATGCTTGTAAAAATGTTTGTGCATATCCACTATAAGTAACTCTTAATAATGCAGCACCAGCAGTAGTGCCTAAAATATCTAAACCATAACTTGGACTTGGTGTTCCTATACCTACATTCCCTGATGAGGTTATAATCATTCTTGCAGTAGATGAAGTTCCTGTTGCAAATAAAATTGCAGAACTATTTGAAGCGGCTGATAATGCGATATCTGTTGTTCCTGTTCCATATCCACTTATGCCTGTCCAATTCGCAGTACCTAAATAAACGCTATCTGTTCCATTATTTTGTAAAATAATACCTCCACCACCTGTTCTTGTTGAATTTAACAATGCTTGAGTACCTGCAGCTGAAATTGAGTTGAAAGGATAAGTAGCAGTTGCACTACCTGCTGCAAAATTAGCTGCATTTAAATTTCCTGTAAATCTTCCTGTACCTGTAACATCTAAGTTATATAAGTTATTAGTATTGCCTATTGAGATATATCCACTTGTTCCCTCGTAGATTGAAGTATTACCTATTGTTCCACTTGCAGTCCATTTAGAAATATAGTTTGTTGTTCCTGTTCCGGTTACAGGATTAGTTAAAGCGTTTTGCTTTCCGTTAAAAGTATTCCAATCCGTAGAACTTAAATATCCATTAGTTGATGTATTTGCTTGAGAAATACTAATCGCTCCTGTAATACTATTAAAATTAATAGGAGAAACGCCATTCAAAGAGTTGGCAATAGCTGAACCACTATTCCAAGAACTTGAGTTATCAGTAATATAAGTTATACTTCCCGCAGTAGATTTTACTAATCCTGTTCCACTTAAAGCTGCTTGTTTATTGTTAAATGTAGTCCAATCGGTGCTTGTTAAGTAACCATTAGTTACATTTGTTGCTTGACTTATTGAAATTACTCCGGCACTATAAGAAATTGGCGCAGTTCCACTTAAAGTTGGAATATTAGAAGTTAAAGCTATCGTGCCTGAAGCATTAGGGAATGTGTATGTCCTATCAGCAGTATTCCCACTTGTTACTAATGTTGAATTATAAGTATTGCTTGAAATAACCAAATCTACTGAACCAACTGAAGATAATTTTACACCATCAGATTCAGGAGTTGCAGCCGTTAAAGCATTCAATAATTTTAAATAAGCTCCTCCACCCGAACCACTTGTTACAAATGCTTTTGCGCTTACTAAATAACTTGAACCCATATAAAGTGAACCCGTAGCACCCGAATAAGGAACGTAAGAGCTTAAATTAGAAGTTAAAGCTAAAGTTCCTGTCGCACTTGGTAAAGTATAAGTGTAAGTTCCATTACCTAACGTTCCTCCAAAAATAGCGTTGCCGGTAATTCTTGCCGTTCCTGTTACATCTAAAGAATATAAAGGAGAAGATTGATTAATGCCTAAACGATTTGTCGTTGGATCAAAATATAAATTAGAACTTCCACCGATTGAATTTGTAGCGTTAAACCAAGCTACTTGATATGTTGCACCTGAACCATAAATAACCCCTGATAATTGGCTTGTTAATGCCAAAGTACCCGAAGCTGACGGATAAGTATAAGTATAACTTGCCGTTGTAGGGAATGATAAATCTAAAGTATATGCTCCACCTGTATTTAAAGTTAATCCCGTTGAACTACCCGCTATTGTTGTATAACCCGTAGAAGGATACATAACAGATACTTGCTTGATATGAGTCATACTATTCAAGAAAGAACTACCTGTCAATGTCAAAGCATTCCCAAATAATACATCGCCCGTAAATCTACCCGTTCCGGTTACGTCTAAGTTATAAGTTGTGTTGGTGTTTCCAATAGAAACGTAATTAGTAACTCCCTCGTAAATTCCCGAATTACTAATCGTAGTTGAACCTGTAAACTTAGAAATATAATTTACTGAACCTGAACCACCGACAGGCACATAACCTAAAGCGTTTTGCTTATTGTTAAAAGTATTCCAATCAGTCGAAGAAAGATAACCCGATTGAGAAGTACCGGCTTGTAAAATGCTTAAAGTTCTATCAGCCGTTAAATCTCCGCCCCCTTGTAAAGGAGTTGTAGTTGAAATTAATCTACTTGAAGCTGCTGCGCCTAAATTTGTTAATGCTACACCGGCAGTTGTCGCTCCCGTTCCACCCTGAGAAATTTGTATCGTTCCAACAATACTTGCAGCCGTTGAATAAGCATTAGATTGATTAATATAAATAGACCCATTAGGACTATTTGAATAAGAAACCACACCAACACGAACCGCATATCCCGTTGGTGGAACTGTACTCATTAATTGACCCGCAGAATAAGGACTTAAATATAAAACTGTTCCAACTGTGTATGAACCTGTGCTTATGTTACTTACCAACCCTGAAAGTACAATATAACCCGCCGTTGATGTTGGAATATCTTGATTTGCTACCCCAATTACGTTAGCAGTTGTTAAAGTATCTGCTTTTGCCAAAGCCACTAATGGATAAGTAAACCCGCTATTAGTTGAAGTAATATAAACAGGCGCACCTTTAACAATTGTGGAACCTGTGTTATTGTAAACTTTTAATTGAACCTCTTGCCCAATGTGTAAAGTGTTATTTGTTACATCATTGTAATATGCTAAAGCCTTTTGAGTTGAATCGTACCATACTTCCCCTTCAGAATAAGAAGGTGCTGAAGATGGGTTAAATTGCTCATCAGTTAAAGTTAATTTATGTGTTCCTAAATCTACATCGTTTGTAGCACCGGTATAAGGCACATATCCCGTTAAACTTGGGAATGTAGTCAACCCACCGGCTCCGTTAATATATTGAGAAGTCGTTCCTAAAGCTGAAACTGCTAATGTTCCCGAATTGGTAACAGGAGAACCACTAACAGAAAAAGCAGAAGGCATTGTTAAACCTACTGAAGTAACTGTTCCACTTGAACCACTTGCTCTATCCCAATTTGTGCCGTCATAAATAACTTGGTCCGAATTGTAAAAAGTTATAGCACCTGCTCCAAAGTCGTGCGATGTTCCACCGGCAGCCGCACCCGTTACTAAATAAACATCTCCGGCATTCCCCGTTCCATTTACTAAATACGGAGTATTTGTAGCCACGTTCCACATACCCTTATATTCCATTACTGAATTAGGTAATTGTGAAACTAAAATCTTTCCGTTAAAATCTAATTGAGGAATACCATTTGCTCCATTAATTGGTAAACTATTAAGAACACCCGTTGAACCAGTTATTACTCCATCTAAATTCCTAACTTTTGCTCCTCCTGTTATTTGTATTTGTTGACTCATCTTTAATATTTTATTGGAATAAACCTCTTATAAATTCATCGCTTTCTAACGATCTTGGGAATGTTAATACTCCCGTAGTTTGATTAAATCCTACTTGCTCTCCTGTTGCTCCACTTGAAACAATATCTCTCACATCAACGCCACCTCGAGAAACATAAAGACAAGTTTTGCCTATCATATCCGTATAAGTAATTGTTGTTTCGCCACCCGCCGCAGTATATTGTTTATCATAAACAACCCCACCTGCTACGATAACTGTTCCTGAAGGAGTAACTGTTGTTCCTGAAGTACCATAAGCTCCCGTTCCTTGTAATGAGCAAGAATAAGTTGCAGTATCTTTATAAGGTCCGTTTATTTGTAGGTTTGTAAGATTACAATTGCCGGAAATAATAACTAAACCATCTACCCCGTTATCAATAACAAACTTTACTTGAATCGTTGTTCTATTTTGTTGTTGTTGCAAAAGGAATAAATAACCATAATTACTTAATGTAATTAAACCATCACAACTTATTGTCCAAGATGCTATATCTATTTTATATTCTTTATACCAAGCCGATGTTTGACTTGTTACTTCTTTTTGTCCTACTTGTACGTTAAAAGTGCAATTTGTAGAACAAGCAAAAGGAATATCATTACCGGAAATTTGGTCGTGATAGTATAACATTATATTTTTCCCTGAAACTTTATTAATCATATCGCAAATTTAACTTAATTAAAGGTATTGTAAGTAAATGTATGTCCAAAGGTCGCAGATATTGGAGTATTTGATATTTGCAATAATGTAACCTTAGTTTCATCATTAGGATAACTTATTGTCGAATTACCTAACATATATGAATTTGCACTAACATTTATTTGAGCGGGGTCGGTATCATCAGCCTTAAATAATTTAGCAGCGTTTAAATACCCGTTAGCAGTATTCCAAGAACTTAAACTTGCATCAATATTTACTATATTATTGCCAAATATGTTCATATATTTTTGATACAATAAAGAGAACATTGAATCATAATAAGTTGCAGTTCCGTATTCGTACCAACTATCCATATAAGCACCCGAAGCATTTAAAAATACCCCTAACTCCGGAGCAGTTCCCGTTTCAGGTACGGCATAACCATATGGAATGTCAGTTGTTTTTACATAAGATGTAGTATTAACTAAATAACCAAAATAATTCACTTCACTTGCAAATGGAGTAATTGATATTTTAAAATTGCTAATTTGTATAAATGTTCCTGTTCCTGCTTCTAAAGAAAGTTTAAAAAATAATTGACCCGCAATTGGAGTAGGCGCAGTTTTAAAACTATAAGTATTTACATCATTACCACTTGATCCCGAATAAGCCGGAATTGTTAGATAAGTTCCAACACTATTCAAAATCCAAGCGGTGCCATTCCAATTGTATTGGCTTGTGCCATCGGTTATGTATAAATAAACCAATGCTCTTGGACTTGAACCCAAACTTTGTCCTTGAAATATCCAAGAAACATCTATTGCGTTGTTGCCGTTAATATATGGACCTCTTGCCGGTTGTCCTGAACTTGCTATACCAATTTCAATAAATGCAGTTCCAGTTGAACTTCTTATAAGTCTATATTGAGCAGAATCATAAGAAGCATTATCAATTATTGTAACGCTACTTCCTGTTCCTGTGGCACCAACATCCCAATTTGCAACCATATTACCCGTATAAGGTCTAAAATTGCCATTAGGAGCATAATTATCGGCAGTTTGAATAGAAATATTTTGTTGTAACATATTATAGCCTTTTCTTAAAATTTTCATTTGAGAATTGTCTATAAAATAAAGTCCACTTGTATTACCGGTATAACCTTGAATTGTACTTAAAGTATTTATTGTGCCACTTGATACAACTGTTCCGGCATAATCATATTGCGTATAATAAGCTCCCGTATCTGCAAATTCATTTATTGCTACAATCCACCATTTGCCTCCTGCTTGGAATATTCTACAACCAAAAGACTTTACTATATTACTTAAAACTTGTAAGCAATCTAAATAAACATAATTTGAAACAAAAGTTCTATTTGCTAAATATGTTTGTGAAAAAGGTTCACTATAAGTGTGCGTTCCTCTATCATCCATACCTGTATTAAAATAAGAACAAACTATATTTAAATTTGGGTTAGTAGGAAATGCTATTGAGTTTAAACTCAAATTAATATAATATAAAAGAGAATTTAAT